TTCGGCCTCAGCTTGAGCGGCGCGCTCGTTGGCTTCGGCCTCAGCTTGAGCGGCGGCCACAGCGGACATCTCGTCTTCGGTCGGCTCGTCGACCTCTTCACCGTTGCCCTTGGCAACCTCGCGAAGGGTGTCATCAGTGATCGGGTACAGCGCGCCCGCCAGGTACTTTGGCCGGCCGGCGTCATAGAAGGTGCCCAAGATGCGAATCTGCTTCATGGCTTGTTCCTCGGTGGTGTTCTGTGCGGGGCCCAGCGCTCACACGCCGGGCCCAAGCAAATCAGCCGACGGCGATCAGCCGACGATCTGCACCACACCAGCCTGGTCGTACGGGACGGCCGTCTGGTACACGGGGCTGAAGCCGATCAGCATCGCGTTCACCAGCGACGCCGCGGTTCCCACAGTGATCTGCAGGCGCACGAAAGCAAAGCCGTTGTTCACGTCCAGTTCCGTGTCGCGCAGCTCGATCATGGCCTGCTTGTTGTCACCGCTGGCCTTGACGATCTGAGTGAGCGCCTTGCCGGTGATGTCCTTGACGCCCGCGCCGGCAGCCGACGTGGCCTGCTGCAGCTTGGCGTCCAGCGTGGCCGATGCGCCGAGCACACCGGTCCCGATCACAGCGACCAAGCTGTGGAAGAGGGCCATCGACACCCAGCCGGTGTTGACCGTGGCGGCGCTTTGGCTGACCGGATCGAGGGTGGCCAGGATGGCGTGACCCTCGGAAAACTTGATGTTGGGGTTCATGAGTGAAGCTCCTGAAGAGGTTGAACTGGCCCAACCGTGAGTGGTCGGGCCGGGTGCGGATCAGTGATCTGCCGGCGCCGATCGATCAGCGGGCCGCCAGTTGGACGAACGGCGACAGGGTGTTGCTGCCGTTGGCTGGGGTGATGGGTGCAGCCTGCTTCGGTGCGCCATCCACCCGGAAGATCGACCGGAAAGCCATCGCATCCGCGTCGAAGTACAGGTGCATCGACGTCGCCGTCTGGATGCCGCCGGCCTTCGTGATCGTCTGGTACTGCCTCCAGTCGGCCAGCATCACGTCGCCCTGCGAGCTGAAGCTCTTGGCGTGCTGAGTGACAACGATCGGACGGCCCAGCAACGTGCCGTACGGCGAACCTTGCAGGGCACCAACAGGAGCGCCGGCGGGCAGGTAGATCGGGTAGTTGCCCAGCGTCAAAGTGAACAGCGCGGGAAGCACATCGTTGTTCAGCATCCAGACCGAGTTGCCGTAGCTGCCAGCCGGCAGGCGGGCGACCATGTTGGCCAGATTGGTGGTCGACAGCGTGAGGGTGGCCTGCCCAGAGTCCTTCGCCACAACGATTGCAGCGGGGCCGACGAACGCGCCCAGCGGCACGCCAGCGCCAGAGCCGAAGCACAAGGCCTCGTCGGTCTTCCAGCGGATGCTGCGGGCAGCGGCCGGCTCGAAGTAGGCGCCCAGCGCAGTCGCGTCCGCCAGCAGCTCATCGCTGATCGGCACCAGAGCCAGCAGCTTCTTGAGCCGGAAGTCGGAGCGACCGAAGACGGGCTTGGTCGGCGATCCGGCGGTGGCCTCGCTCTGCCAGAACGCGCGGACGCCGTTGCTGCCCCATGGCGTGGTCTCGTCCTTCGGCAGCGACATGGCGTTGCCCTCGATGGGCATGCCGTCGGTCATCGGCAACAGTGCCTGCTCTTCGAGCGACAGCTGGAAGATGTTGGTGCTGAAGCTCGGGGGCACCAGGAAGCCGCCGTCTGAGCCCGCGCCCTCGCCGGCATAGGTGTTGCCAGGTGCAGCGGCCTGCGGCTCACCGCGATACAGGGCCACCAGCCGGCGGTCCATGGCGTTGCCGGTCCGGGCGCTGACGGCCGCGCCGCGCACCGACATCAAAAACTCACCCATCGAGCGGAATCCGCGCTGCGGGTCGGCGTCGCCGTTCTCCTGGGTTTCGAAGCGCGCGCTGGCCGGCAGGGTCACGGCACTTTCGCCGCGGCCCGGAGCGCCAGCAGAGCCCTGCGGCGTGGGATCGATCGGGGCCAGGCCAGCGCCAGCGGCTTCAGCCTCCATCGCCATGTTGATGCGCGACTTCAGGCTGGTGGCGGATGCCTTGAAGCCGTCGTACTGGGTCTGCTCTTCGGCAGTCAGGTCGCGCTCGCCCAGGATGGCCGACAGCTTCTGCATGCCGTCGATGGCAGCGGCTTGCTGGGCCTGCAGGTTGCGCACGACGGGGCCCCAAGCCAGCAGCGCGGTGCCGGCCACGGTGGGGTCGGTCAGGACGGCCCAGGCCTGCAGCAGAACATCGGGAGCGGCAATGGCGCCGCCGGCAAACGCGGCCAGCGCGATGGCGGCCACGGTCAAGATCGAGAAACGGGTGGTCTTCATGAGGTAGCTCCAGAAACGAAGAAGCCGCCCGAAGGCGGCCAGTGGTTGGGGGTGGTGCACAACGGCCCGAAGGGGCCACGCTGTCAGGCCGACGGGCCTGGCTGCGGGCGGGCCGTGCTCAGCCCTTGATCGGTGATGTCAGCTCAGGGCCGCGATGTCCGCCTGAACCTGGGCGAGTGCCGAAGCACGGGCAGAGTTGGCGCGGCCCTTCTTGCGCATGCCGGCAATCACGTCGGCGAAGGTGCGCACGCCATCCACCATGCCAGCCCGAACGGCCGCTTCGGCCAGCAGCATGCGGCCTTCGCCCATGTCGCTGCGCACCTGGTCAACCGGCACGCCGCGGCCCTTGGCGACGGCGCTGGTGAAGGCGCGGTAGTAGGTGTCGACCATGGCCTGGGTCTCGGCGCGCGCCTCTTCGCCCAGCGGCTCGAAGGGGTTGCCCTCGGTCTTGTACTTGCCGGCGCTGATCAGGGTGATGGCCACGCCCTCATTCTTCAGGGCGTCGGCGATGCTCTGGTGCGCGGTGTAGACGCCGATGCTGCCGACCATGCCGCCAGGCGTGAGGTAGGACTCGCTGCACTGCGACAGCAGCCAGTAGCCGGCCGATGCCGCCATGCTGTCGGCGATGCCCACCACCGTCTTCTGCGACCGGGCGGCGCGGATCTTGTCGCCCAGCTCCTGGATGCCGAAGACGGCACCACCAGGCGTGTCGAAACGCATCAGGATGTCGCTGACCGAGGAATCGGCCAGGGCAGCATCAAGCGCTGCGCCGATCTCTTCGGCGCCCGTGCCGGCCTCGCACATGCCGAGCTGCGAGGCGCGCTGCACGATGGGGCCGAAGACCGGGATGACGGCGATGTTGCCGCCGCCGGCGCGCTGCTGGTCTCCGCGGGCGGCCTTGGGCATCGGCTGGCCGTTGGCGTCGTACTGCGTGTCATCGCGGTGGTCTGCAGCTGCCGGCCCCAGCGCCTTTGCACCGTAGGCGCGGGCCAGGATGGCGGCATACGTCGCCATGGCCGAAGGATCCATGGCCCACGGGGTGCGCAGGCAGTAGGCGAGGAAGTAGGGCAGCTTCATGGTGTGTCCTTCAGGGCAAGTTCGGCCAGCGATGCGGCCAGTTCGTTCTCGGTGAAGCCGGACAGGTCCACTTCAAGGAAGTCGGCTGCAGCGCGGACATCCAACCCGAGTGCATCCGACAGCACCTCTGGCGAAACCGACTGTCCGGCGGCCAGCCGACGCGCCATGCGCTGGGCGTTGCCGGTGACGACCTGGCGCCAGCGTCCGCCAATCGCAGCGCCGGCGGCTGCCACGTTCTGCGCGCGGCTGGCGTTGCCGCCTTGCCCGCCCTGCTGCTGGCCGCCGGGCTGGGCCGCAATTCGGTCGCCGGTCTCGTCGGCGCGCACCATGTTCACCGGCCGCATGGTGTGGTTCAGCCACGGCAGAGGCTGATCGCCTTCACGCTCGCGCACCTCGTTGGGCGTCATGCTGCCCCACTGCGACCGGCTGGCGTAGTAGGCGGCACGGGCCTGGGCATCGCCGCGCATCATCCGGTCCATGTCGAACTCGGGTTCCAGCAGGTCATCTGCGCCGGGAAGGCCATGGCCCAGCAGGTTGTACTCAATGCTCGCTTCCCACAGCTCGGCGAACGGCAGCATCGTGTCCGTCCAGAACTCGATGGACTGGTGCTCGATGTTGTTGTTCGTCGAGCGCGACAGGTCGCCGATCTTGTGCAGCGGTACTCGGAACATGCGGGCGATGTCCGCCACCTTCAGGCCGCGCCCCTCGATGAACTGGGTGTCGGTGTTCTTGAGCCCCAGCTCGTGGTACTTCATGCCTCGTTCCAGCACGGCCACCTTGCCGCGGTTGGCGCCGCTGTGCAGCTTCTGCCAGCTGTCGCGCCACTTCCGCTTGGTCTCGTCGTCCTTCCACTGGCCCGGGTTCTCAATCCAGCCGGGCGGGCGGGCGTCGTTGCCGAAGAAGCGCGCGGAGTAGGCCTGCATGGCCAGCCCCTCACCGATGGACTCGCGCCCCAGTTCAAGCGGACTGAGGCCCATGATCCCGTCGTCACTCAGGCCGCGCAGGTGCCAGATCTCGCCGCGGGTGTAGTAGACCTTGCGGCCTTCCTGGGTGGTGTAGGCGTAGCGGTAGTCGTCGCCACCATCGACCATCTCCACGGCCATGCGATCAGGGTGCAGGGGCAGCAGCTCGGTGATCTCGCCGCGGCCGTTGCTGCTGACCTGGTTGTAGGCGTTGCCTCGCAGGGCCAGGTGCCCTTGCACCATCAGGCGCCACTCGTAGGGGTTCTGGAAGCGGTTCGGTCGACGGCCGAACAACCGATAGAGCCAGTGATTCCGGTCCTCGCTGCGCGTGTTGCCATCCGGCCGATTGCGGAACAGCTGGAACGGCATCACCGCAAATGACTCGGCCAGCACCTTCACGCACGAGTAGACCGCGCTCAGCGCCAGCGCCTCCTTCGGGCCTACGGCGATACCGGACGCAGTGCGCCGCTGCAGCGGCATGAACCAGAAGTCGCTGCCGGGCCCGCGGTCGGACGTGCCAGCCGACGCCGAGAGCCGGGTGACGAACATCAGGCCGCCTCGCCGGTCTGGCCGGCGGCCGTCCTGGCCTTGGTGGTTTCGTGCAGGCCGGCCAGGTAGGCCGACGCCAGGGTCAGAACCAGCAGCAGCGCGCCAGCGATGGCAATGCCCCAGCCAGGGTGGATCACCACCCCGCCGGCCAGCACCATCAGCCAGCCAAGCAGCAGGCACACGTTGAAGAGCTTCACATTCATGGCTTTCCCCGGCTGGCTCAAGCGGCCAGCACCTCGTCGTCGGTGCACACATCTGGCTCGGGGGCCAGGGCCATGAGGGCGGCCGCGTTGAACAGCGACACCAGCAAGTCGATCTTGCAGGCGCCAGCGGCTTGTTTGGTGACGATCACAGCGTTGCCGCGGGCTTCCACCTTGGCATTCCCGACCGTCCACGCCATCACCGGCTGGCCGCAGTGGGCGAACTTGCCCTCGACCAGACGCCGGGCAACGGTGTTGATCGTGCCGCTCAGCTTGTAGCCCTGCGGGATGCCGACGATGCGGTCCTTGCCCTCGGCGTCCTTGTCGATGTCGATGTCGATCAGGGCCGCCTCGATGTCGCTGATCCCAATGGGGTCCACTCCGACCTGGGTCAACAGGCCGCTTTCGTCCAGCTCGCGGGCAACCTCGACGACACCATCAATGTCCTGGCCGATGCGCTCCACCAGCACCAGGTCTCCCTGGGTCATGAAGTCAGCCCACCGCGCCGCCTCAACCTTGCGCCGCTCCATTGCCACCGGGTGCACCCACGCCCTGCCCCAATGCAGCCAGCAGCCCGTCTCGCGGTCGCGGCCAAGCGCTGAAGCGGCCAGCCAGTCGTCCAGGCCGCCGCCGTCGATGCCCATCGTGATCACGTCGCTGCACTCGATCAGCTCTGGCAGCGAAGCCACTCGGGCCGCCCCCTGCCAGTGGTCTGCCCCGGGCCAGCGACCAGCCATCAGGCGCAGCCCGATCTGGATGTTCAGGTGCTTCGCCAGGAACTGCTGGAACGCCCCGTCGGTGCGCGACTCCAGCTTGCGCAGCTGATCCTGCAGCCAGCCAAGCAGCAGGCACACGTTGAAGAGCTTCACATTCATGGCTTTCCCCGGCTGGCTCAAGCGGCCAGCACCTCGTCGTCGGTGCACACATCTGGCTCGGGGGCCAGGGCCATGAGGGCGGCCGCGTTGAACAGCGACACCAGCAAGTCGATCTTGCAGGCGCCAGCGGCTTGTTTGGTGACGATCACAGCGTTGCCGCGGGCTTCCACCTTGGCATTCCCGACCGTCCACGCCATCACCGGCTGGCCGCAGTGGGCGAACTTGCCCTCGACCAGACGCCGGGCAACGGTGTTGATCGTGCCGCTCAGCTTGTAGCCCTGCGGGATGCCGACGATGCGGTCCTTGCCCTCGGCGTCCTTGTCGATGTCGATGTCGATCAGGGCCGCCTCGATGTCGCTGATCCCAATGGGGTCCACTCCGACCTGGGTCAACAGGCCGCTTTCGTCCAGCTCGCGGGCAACCTCGACGACACCATCAATGTCCTGGCCGATGCGCTCCACCAGCACCAGGTCTCCCTGGGTCATGAAGTCAGCCCACCGCGCCGCCTCAACCTTGCGCCGCTCCATTGCCACCGGGTGCACCCACGCCCTGCCCCAATGCAGCCAGCAGCCCGTCTCGCGGTCGCGGCCAAGCGCTGAAGCGGCCAGCCAGTCGTCCAGGCCGCCGCCGTCGATGCCCATCGTGATCACGTCGCTGCACTCGATCAGCTCTGGCAGCGAAGCCACTCGGGCCGCCCCCTGCCAGTGGTCTGCCCCGGGCCAGCGACCAGCCATCAGGCGCAGCCCGATCTGGATGTTCAGGTGCTTCGCCAGGAACTGCTGGAACGCCCCGTCGGTGCGCGACTCCAGCTTGCGCAGCTGATCCTGCAGCCACTGGCTGCTGACCGATCGGCCCAGGTTCGGGTTCGTGATGTGGAAGTTGGCCGGGTCCATGTAGGCCTTGGCCTCAATCATGGCTTCCGGGAACTCGTACAGCACGCCCAGCGACCTGGGGTCCAGGATCTTGCCGTCGCGCACGCTGCGGAAGTAGTCCAGCTTTTCCTTGAACACACCCGCCGGCGCCTCGTCCGACTGCGTGGTCAGGAAGATCACCCAGCCTTCATCGCGCGACACCTGGCCGCCAAGCGCCTCCAGGAACATCGCCTCGGCGCCGGCGCGCTTGCCGAACAGCCAGTGCTCGTCGACCAGCACCTTGCCAGACTTCTTGCCGGAGACCGTCTCCGACTCGGCCGCCACCACCTTCAGGCTGTTGCGCGTCACCCGGTGCGTGATCGTGCGCACATGGTCCTGCACGTGGAACATCGCCGCCAGCTCTTCATCGGCTCGGACCATGGCGGCGGCCGGCTTGAACGAGTTGCCCGCGACCTCAACGGTCGGCGCCAGGATCAGGTGCTCCTCTTCCTCGCGCCAGCACAGGATCAGCGCCGTCAGCATGATCCCGGCGGCGATGGTCGATTTCGTGTTCTTCTTGCTGATCAGCAGGTAGAACTCGCGGACCAGTTGCTGGCCGGTCTCGCTGTCATAGGCGCCGAACACTGCCGCCACGAAGTCGAAGACCCACTGGTCGGCGCACTCGCCGAACGTCGGCCGGCCCGGCAGGTCAACAACCCGCAGTTCCTTGAAGATCGCCAGCGCCCGTTCAGCCTCGCTGGCGAAGATCGGCGCAGGGATGATGGACCGGCCAGCCTTCAGACGGTCGGCCCAGTCGGGGCACGCCGTCGACCATCCGGGCCTGGCGCCCATCAGACCTTCTTACCGCCGACAGCTGCCAGCTTGGGCGGCGGCGCGGCCGAGAACTTGCCCCGACCGACGGCATCCTTCGCTTCCATGGCCGCCTTCTCGCGCTTGCCTTCGCCCACTGGCTCGCGGCGCGGGTGCACAAATGGCGCCGCCGCGATAGCCATGCGATCGCGCCGGGCTGGATCAGCATTTGCTGTCCGCATGACGTTGAGCATGTAGTCAAGCGGGCTCATGCCTTCGGCTGCTGCGTCACGCGAAACATCGGGC